AAAAAGAAAAAGAAAAAGAAAAGCAGCTCGCTACGCTCGCTGTTCGCTCGTTCGACCCCTTTTTTGAAATCTTCTGGAAAGAATATCCCGAACGGAACGGACAAAAAAGAGGGAAACAGAAAGCTTTTAAGGAATGGAAAGCCCTAAACCCCGACCAGGAACTCCGGGAAAAAATTTTCTCTGCCCTGAAAATCCAAAAACAAAACTACATTGACTGCAAAAAACACGGAGAATTCGTTCCGGAATTCCAAGACCCCGAGCGCTGGCTGAGAAACAGAAGATGGGAAGACGAAGTCAAACTAAAGACCTGGCAGGAACGGTTAAAGGAGGTGGCTGAGTGAGGAGCATTCCAAAAATCAAAGAGATCATGCTTGCCACGAATCTTGATGAGGAAGATTTGATCATGCACGCTGAAGCTTCCGACTACCTTAGCCGGCATGGATCGGAGCGCAAGCTAAATGCCATCGATGACGAAGTCAAGGGAAGAATCGGCAGGTTTTATCGGAAGGTCCGGGATCTGGGAATCTACCCCGGACCAATTCAGAACGGCAAATTAACCTGGCAGGAAATTGTGGATTATTGGGAGGGATGGTATTGGGCGCTTAAAGCCAGGCCGGATGAATACCCGCGCATTTGCAGAAGTGAGGTCAATGAGGTCATCGAGAAGAGTTTTGAAGAGCTGCGCGAAAGGATGAGAATCAAAGCCCGGCCGATGCTATCTCTGGTCAGGGAGGCTATGAAGGAAGCAAAAGGAAAACCTAATGGATGAAGATCAACTAATTTTAAACGGCTGGAAAGATATTTGCAAAGCCTGCGGAATAAAATCCGTCAAGACAATGAAAAAAAAGGCCAAAAAATATAAAATTCCCATCATCTGGCTCGATGGCAAACCGACCATTTCAAAACAAGTACTGCTTATATACTTCTCTAACCTGGCAAAAATAAAAAATACAAAATCGTTGGCAGAATCATAAAGATATGCATTTTGACCTAAAATTACCCGCATTTTACCCACATTTTACACTCATTTTACCCACCCCGATGCCCTTGACGACCAGACAATTATTTGTTCTTCTTAACTCATGGCTCTTGAACCAACGCCAGAAGAATGTCAGAAGGCGGCCGATCGAGCTCTCGAGGCGATCCGCAAGGAAATGGAGGCCGAAGGGATCGATGGCCGCTATCTCGCTCGGAAGCTCAAGCGGGAGCTCAACGCGAAGAAGATTGAGGTCTTTAAGGCGAAAGTCCTGAAGAGAGGGCCGAAGGGGAAGATCATAGAAGCCGAGGAGCTAATCTATTCAAAGCCTATGATTGATTGGCAGACGAGGCAGCGGGCGAGGCAGGATGCCCATAAACTTAGGGGAGACTATCCGCCCGTCGAATTTTCCGGGCCTGGCGGGGAGCCCATCCAGCATAAACTCTATATTGGAGTGGACGGCAGCAAATACCCGAAGGGGGAGGATGAGTGAGGAGCGGCCATGAGGGCATACAGCTATTCTGTGGCCGAGTGGCCGGCGCTCAAGGCGGCCATGGAAGCAACCGAGCCATCCGTGCTATTCTGCGGCCCGTGGGGATCGGGAAAGACAAGGCTCCTCGCGGAGAAAGCTTATTGGCTCTGCGGCCGGTATCGGGGCTACAAGGCGGCACTCTGCCGCAAAGAGCTAAAGCGCTTGAAGCGGACAACATGGAAATGGCTGATCGATTTCGTGATTCCGCCCCATATCATGCGGAGATCGCGCTACAACAAGCAGGAGGTCGAGATTTTGCTCCCTAACGGTTCTGAGATCCATGGCTGCGGGCTTGACAATCCGCAGAAGCTCGCCTCTACCGAGTATGGTTTCATCGGCCTCGAGGAGGCGACAGAAGTGATCGACGAGATCACCTTCGCCTGGATTGAATCGAGGGCGAGACAGCCGGGCGTGCCGTTTCACCAAGTGATGTATGCCTGTAACGCAGGCCCACCGTCGCATTATTTATATCAGACCTATTATGTCAAAAAGCCCCGGGACGAGGCCGGAAGACCGCTCACGAGGCTTATTGAGGGCGAAACCCTCTGGCCGATGCTTCCTCCAAGCTACAAAAGGCGGCTGACAATGCTCAAGGGAAGATATCGGGAGAGGTTCCTCGAGAATAAGTGGATTGGCTATGAAGGGCTAATCTATGACGTCTTCAACCCGGGGAAGATGGTCATCCCGAGGTTCCGGATACCCCAGGATTGGGATTACGTGATCGGCATAGATTTCGGATTTCATTCGCCGTTCGTCTGTCAGTTTTGGGCCGTAAGCCCCGATGGGGTCTGGTATCTCGACAAGGAGATTTACCAAAGCCAAAGGACAGTAAATGCGCATGCCCGGACGATCATCGAGCTCATGGAGGAGCGAAATCTGATCCGAAGGGAAAAGGGAGGCGGCCAGGGTAAAGAGAAGAAACCCAGGGCCTATGTCGCTTACTCCGATCACGACTCGGAGGATCAAGCGACGCTCGAGGAGTATGGGATCTCAACCCTTCCTGCCGATAAGAATGTGAGTTCAGGCATCCAGGCCGTCTATAATGCCATGAAGGCTGGCCGAATTTTCTTTTTCGAGGATGCGCTCTGCGAGCGGGACCCCGGGCTCGAGGCGGCGGGCAAGCCGACCTGCACTATCGAAGAGATCCAGGGATATATTTGGAAGACAGATGCCAAGGAAGAGCCGCGGAAGGAGAATGACCACGGCTGCGATGCGATGCGCTATGCTTTTTATTCGCGGGAGCAGGCCCCAAAGCCAGGCTTTTTCGTCGTGCGAGGAGGAGAAGATGGCAATACTCGACCGAATGCTTTCGATCTTTGGGCTGGCAAGGTCGGCTAAAGAAAAGGCCATTGCCGCGCCTCAGATCGGAGCTATCATCGGAAGCTATATCACGCAGGCACTCGCTGCATCCGATGCGGAGATACCCTATAGCCAGCTCATCGATGCTTATAAATCCTGGGTCTATACCTGCATCGACAAGATCGCAAAGAGCGTGGCCATGATTCCGCTCAAGCTCTACATCTACAGGCGGAAGGGGCAAAAAGTCTCCGATCTATCGTGGCGCGCCCACTACAGGGCCGCCGATCAAGCCGAGCGGAGATACATCCTCAAGCAGATGCAGCTCGAGAGAGAGCAGATCCTCGATCATCCTTTCCTCGACTTGATCCAGAAGCCGAACGGGATCATGACGCGTTTTAGCCTATGGTATGAAACCATGGTGCGGCTCGAAGTGGGCGGGAAATGCGGATGGTATCTTCCAAAAAACAAGCTCGGCCTGCCCCAGGAAATAATCCCGCTTCCTCTGACCAAATATGCGAGCTTAAAACCAAAGGTTTCCTCCGACCTAGAGATCGAATACTGGTCCTACAGGGATGGCAATATCGACCGCAGGTTCCTACCGGATGAGGTGCTCTTCATACACTATCCGCATCCGGCATCACCATTTTACGGGATGTCGCCACTCATCGCGCAGGCGTACCCTTACGATATCGATCTTTTCCTCATGCAGCAGCAGCGGGCATTGTTAGCAAACCAGGCGGTTCCTGGGCTCACGATGACGACGGATCAGAAGCTTACCAAGGCGCAGGCAGAAGAACTCATGGGGTGGATCAAAGAGCAATACGGCGGACCGCTCAAAGCCGGAGATACGATGATTTTTCATTCCGGGCTCAAACCCGAGAAGGCCGCTTTCACGGCGCGCGAGATGATGATCGATGAGGTGGCGCGCTATGCCAGAGAGAAGCTCATCTCTGCTTTTGATCTCAGTGAAGGGAAGCTCGGCCTCGTGCGAGATGTCAACCGAGCCAATATGGAGGCCCTCAATGAGACCTTCGTCAACGAATGTCTCAGGCCGAAATGTATGCTCATCGAGGAGGTCATCGAGACATTTCTTCTCCCGCGCTATGACGAAGGGCTGACCTGCGATTTCATTCTCCCCGACCTTTCGGAAAGAGAGATTCTCCTCAAGGAGCGCGAGCTGAATTTGAAGAATTACTATACCACGATCAATGAAGAACGGGAGAAGGAAGGAAGGCCTCCCGTGCCGTGGGGAGATAAACCCTGGGCACCATTTAACTTAATGCAGCTCGACGCGGGCAAAGGAGCGGCGGCGATGCCTCCCGGGGAGAGGACCGAAGAGGATGCCTTCTGGGGATCAGGCGGGGGCGATGAAGGGTGAGGCGAGAATTCTGGACGCTCGAGCGAAGAGATATTGCATGGAAAATCTTTGCGCGGAGGTCCGAAGAATTCGAGCAGTGGATGATCGGGCCGTTCCGGGAAATTTTTCGGCAGGAGCTCGAGGCAGTTCTGGCCAAACTCCCGAAGGCTGATAAGGAGAGCTGGCGAAAGGTGAATATTGATAAGGAGATAGAGCAAAAGAAGCTCGTGGAGACCGCAACACCATATATCCAGGAAATCATGGTGCGCTATGGGCAGGAGCGGCTCGAAGATATGCTTTCCATGAAAGCGGCGGTGTTCAGATTCAACGTAAACGATCCCGCTGTTAAACAATGGATCGGGGACCGGATGGCCCGATTTTCGCGCCAGGTCACCGGGACGACATTCGACGAGATAGCAGAGATCATAAAAGCCGGCTTCGGCGAGGGGCTTCCCCTCTCGACAATCGCCCAGAATCTACGGGACAAATTCGCCATCTGGAATAAATATCGAGCGCCTTTAATGTCGAGAACCGAGACGATCTCGGCTATGAACCGGGCGGATATTTTCGCCGTCGAGCAGGCGGGACTCAAGGAACAGCTCAAAAAGCATTGGTTAAGCGCGAGAGATTCCTATGTCAGGGAAACACACCGGCAGGCGGAAAAGAGATACGCGGCCGGCATAGAGGTCGATAAGATGTTCATAGTGGGCAGGGATTCGATGCTCGCTCCGGGGCTCGGCAGCGATCCTCGGGAGAACATCAACTGCAGGTGCGCGCTGTACTACAGCAAAGTAGCCATCGGAGAAGAGATTCCATACGATCCGAGCATTGCCGCCACGACGATCCAGGAGGCCCGGGAAAGATTGGCCGCATTAAGAGTCGAGAAACTGACCTTAGGATCCCAGCCGGAGGAAGAAGCGATAAAACAGGCCAATTTTGTCTGCGAAGAACTGCTCCGCATCAAGAAACGGATTCCGCAGATAGAAAAGATTTTAGGAGAAGGTTCATGGATACGCGAGCTTGGAATCGAAAACGTTGAATATTTAAGGATCAAAGAGGGAAATGAGGTATCCGGGATATGCTGGGAGATTAAGAAGGTAATTTATCTTGCCGGAAGGCTGAAGAAGATTCATGAATTGACCCCAGGTAAATATGCCGTATCCTATGATTTTATGACTATTTTTAGGCATGAATTAGGGCACATTGTATATAAAGCGATGAGCCCAGGGGACCAGAAAATCTGGGGGCATTTTTGGTCAGTAATGGACAAAGAAAAAATAAAAAGCATGATTTCGATTTATGCGGCTGTCCGAAACGAAAGGGAATTTTTCTCGGAAGCCTTTGCGATGTTTACATCCCCGCTCTACCGGACTAAAATGCTGCCTGAAGCGGTCGAAAATTTCTTTAAAAGAGTATTTGGCCCAAAAAGAGGGAGGAAACTGATGAGCGCAGATATCAGAGAAAAAATGGAAGAAACCGCATCCGCGGTCCTTAGAGAACCAGAGTGCTCGAAGCGCAGGTGCAAGCATTTCAGGGGAATCAGGGATTTAGGCGAAAAGCCGGAAGAGGACAGTCTCCCGTATGGGAAGTTTGTATGTGAAGCTTTTCCTGAGGGAATTCCTCCAGAGCTTGCTTACTGGAGGATTGCCCACACGAAGCCATATCCGGGAGATCACGGGATCCAATACGAGGAATTGCCGGAGGGTGAAGAAGTGCACTGGTTTTAGTTGATCCAAAAACCCCATCCGTTGGCCACGGCTCTGGGGACGAGGGCTCCAAGTTAGAGAAAAGCGCCTACCGTGCACGGCGGTATGGCGCTTTTCTTTTTGGGGCGGGAAGGAACCGAAAGCCATCCCGGGCAGGGATGCGGAAAAAGGGAGGAGAAGATGGAAATCGAGCATAAAACCTTCGAAGCCGAAGTAAAAGAATTCAACGAAAAAGATCTGACCGTGGTCCATTTCATCTCGACCGAGCGCAAGGACCGCGGGGGGGACATCATGCTGGCCGACGGGATGAAAATCTCCGGGCGGCCCGTGGTTCTCTTCGGCCACGGCTGGGGATCGAGGATGGGAACCGAGCCGATCGCCAAGCCTATCTGGATTCGAAAGGGAGAGTTCAAAGGCCGAAAGGGAATCATGGCGAAGACCAAATTTTTCCCCGACGAAGATGGAAAAAGGCTTTGGGCTAAGGCCACCCAGGGATACATGCCTAACTGGTCCATCGGCTTCATCCCGCTGAAGAAGGAAGACTTCCGGGATGGCGATGGCTTTGGGAGAAAAATTACCGAGTGGGAGCTTTTAGAATACAGCCCCGTCGGCGTTCCGATGAATCCCGATGCCCAGGTCATACCGGAGGGGAAATCTGATCAAAATATGGCCTGGTTTAGATTTGCAAAGGACGGCGAAAGGCTCCCGGCTGAATATAAAAGCATCGACGAGATTGAACGGCAGAACTTCGAAAAAAAATTAGGCGATATAGTGATTTACCGCGACGGCTCGATGCTTAACAGTGAAGAGAAGCCCTACCCAGCCGAACATGCCTGCCGCCTTGAGGATCCGGATAAATTCGATAGGTTCAGGAGACAGAACGATAAATTCGGGGAGGGAATCCATGCTATCTGGGGAATTAAGGGAAGCAATCCAGTGGAGCTTCAGGCCATACGTTTTTCTGCCGACAAATTCACCGCCGACGAGGCAAGAGAATGGTGCAAAGAGCACAAATACACCTGCCGGCCTTTCGAGCCTGCTGGCGGGAAGGCCGAGGATGGGGTGAGCGTTTGCGATCCCGAAGGCGAGGGGAAGACCGTCATACCGTACCTCAAGCAAAAACTTGCTCCGGAAGATGAGAAATGGGACGCGGGGGCCGAAGTGGCAAAAGCGACCGTCGAGGATCTAAAGGTTATGTGTGCCTGGTATGACGGCGCCAACCCGGACCTCAAGGGAAGCTACAAGCTCCCTCATCACAAAGCCGATGGATATGCGACTGTATGGAACGGAGTTCGGGCTGCCGCAGCATCGCTCATGGGGGCGAGAGGAGGAATTAAGATTCCATCCAATGATTTGCCCGGGGTAAAAGCTCACTTGGCTGGTCACTACAGGGATTTCGATAAAGGATCCCCTCCCTGGGAGGGGCAAAGGGGGGCGGATTTTCTCGCCCGGGCCGAAAAGCATGGAGATGATCCCGATCTTATCCATGCCCTCGCGCTGAAATACCTGCCCGAGCTTTCAGAATTTTTCGATGCCTCGGCTGGACCGCAGCAGCAGAAGGCATTGTTTGAAATAGAGGGGGTAAAGAGGATTGAAGAGAAACTAACAGCATTGACCGAGGCCGTCAATGCCCTGGCTGTAGCGCTTCCCAAGGAACCGGCACTTGAGAAGACTGCTGGCCAGGTAAAGAATGAAACAACCAAGCCGGAACAGGAGAAAGTGGTCGTTTTGGCGCCAAGCGATCCAGAACGAATTCAGGAAACCATCACAGTTGACATCGAAGTGGTTGAAAAGGCCACGCGCGAAGCGGTAAAAGAATCAATCCTGGCCGCTTTCAGAAGACTGGCTGGGAAGATCGATTAAAATTTGAAAAAAGGAGGGTAAAAAATGGCAGAAGAAAAGAGAAAGGAGCTGACCATGGATCAGCTCATAGGGATTATCCAGGAGGCAGTCAAGGGGCAGACCAAGGAGCAAATTGAGGCCCTAAAATCCGAAATTTTGGAGAAAAACAAGAAGGCAATCTTCCCCTCCGGGGATGAAAGGTTCCTCGAGAGCGAGGGGAAATCAGTTATTGATACAAGCTATTTCTTCAAAGATTACTCAGTCGGGGATGGGGGCCGGAACCGGATGCTAACTGGGCCCGAGCTCGCCCAGAAAATGAAGGCGGCAGGCGGCCCCTGGCTCAAACTCTCACCCGCTATGCAGAGGTTCGCGGACGGGTGCAGGGTGGGGTTTGACCCCATGAAATTGATCGCGCAGAAAATGGATCTGCACGACTATAACGAATTCATCAAGGCGGAGCAGAAGGACGTGGCAGCCGGACTCACCACGACCGACGTGGGGGCGCTCGTGCCCATCGAGTTTCTGGCGACAGTCGTCGAATTTGCGACCGCTCAAAGCCAGATCATTCCGAAGGTTTGGCGAATTCCGATGGGATCTCTTACCATGAGGATTCCAAAGCTCGTCCAGGCGGCTGGGAACTATTTCGGGGGGGTGAATCTCTACCATCCCAATGAGGCAGAACTCAAAAACTCGACGAAGCCCTCGATGACCTACCTCACTTTCGAGGCGAAGAAGCTTATCGGCATTATCCCGCTTTCCGACGAGGTAATCGCCGACTCATCGATCAATCTCATCAACTATCTCACGGGGCTTTTCGCCAGGGCCTTCCAGCATCAGATCGAGAACGAGATCATCAACGGCACAGGTGCGAGTGGCCAGATGCTCGGGATTCTGAGCGATTCCGGGATCAACCTCGTGCCTCGGCAGACCGTCGGGACGGTGAAGTATGAGGATCTCATCAACCTGGAATCTGCCCTCGACGAAAATTTTTCCAACCTAACCTTCCTGTCGAGGAGAGCTACAGTTAATGTGCTCAGAAAGCAGAAAGATACGGTGGGCCAGCCCGTTTATCATGACGGGTTCACGACATTTCTTGGCGGAGCGATGACCCCGCAGCTACTGGGTTATCCCCTAATCAAGACGCGGAACGTTCCGGCCCTCGGCAACCAGGGCGACCTGATCCTCGGCGATCTCGGCTATTACATCTGGGCGGTTCGGCAGGATATGACAATCGACACCTCAAGGGATGCTCGCTTCTTCTATGACCAGACCGTTCTTCGGTTCGTCATGAGGATGGATGGTCAGCCCGGCGTATCGATTGCCTTTGCCGCGCTTGATAACGTTCCAGAATCATAAGCAACCATAGCCCGCGGCGGGGCCGGCTAAAGCCCCGCACCTGTCTAAAACGGAGAGATATCTTGCTTAAAGAACCTAAGCTCGTGCTCGTGGAATTCATCGATCCTGTCCTGCGGCGGACGAGGGGGGAAATTTCAGTTGATGGAAAATTGATCCGAGGCGACTGGTTCGATGAGGAAAAAGCCATAAAGGGCGAGAAAAAAGGGAAATGGAAAACAATTGGGGATGCCCCAGCCCAAAAATTCGAAACGAAAATAATTCCGGCGGATTCGGATTTTGCAAAGGTGCAACAGAAGCCCGACCTTAAGGATCCTCATCCGGCTCCGGGGGCGAAGAGAGTTTTTAAGACCCGGGTCGCATGGATTCAGGATCAGCTCTGGCGGGGCGGAGCGGAGATCAGCGGGAATTTCGTGGCCGAAATAGGGAGAAATTGCGGATTCGATATAGCTATGCTCACCCGAGACGTGCCTGCGAAGATAATCCACGACGAGATAGTGAAGGCGGATCTCGCCGTTCTAAACAATCTCTGGGCTTTTTCTTCTGAGCAGATTATGGCGATCCTCAAGGGGATCTATTCCGATGGGATACCATATGTCAAATACGAACACGACCACAGGGAGATTTCGAGGCCTGAATTCTCGATTCCTCTTTTTCGGCGGTCGAAGCTTAACGTTTTCCTCTCGCCCATGCATCTGCGGAATTACCAGAAAGCCCTCGGCTGCGACGGGATAGCCCTGCCGCTGGCGATCGATACCGAAATTTTCAAGCCGGTTGAGGGGGTCGAGCGAAAAGCGGGATGGGCGCTCGTATCGAATGTCAGAAATTTCAAATCCTGGCAAAAACTTAACCAGTATATCCAAGAGCATCCCGAGATCACATTCGTCATATTGGGGAGCGATCCTCCGGTCCAGGGCCAGAATATTAGAGTGAGACCGATGGTGCCGTTCGATCAGATGCCGGCCCTCTATTCTGAGCATGAATTCCTGGTCCATATACTCGATGGCTATGGGGCTGGGGAGAGGGTCGTATTCGAGGCGGCACTCTGCGGCTGTAAGATCATCATGAACGAAAATGTGGGCCATATGAGCTGGGAGATTGATCTCGGAGATACCGAAAGGCTTAGACAGTGGTTAGACGATGCGCCGTTCGAATTTTGGCGAAGGCTCGAGGCGATAGTATGAGGATGCGGCAATACTGGGAGGAGAGATATAAGGCTTACGGCAGGTTCACGGTGGGCCGAATGGGAATGACCCCTAACAGTTTTTTGCACTCGACTCAGAAGGCCCATACGATCATACGGAGGGAAATTAACCCGCTGATAAAAGGGCGAAGGGTTCTTGATTTTGGCTGCGGCTATGGCCGGATGGCCCCGGTGCTCTCCGAAGCGGCGGCTTTCGTCTACGGGGTCGATATTTCCGAGCAGGCCATAGACCAAGCCAGGCTTTTCTTCTCGGCTGCCATTTACAAGCTCTATAACGGGGCCGAGATCCCCTTTGGGGATGGTTTCTTCGGGGCTGTTTTCTGCTGGACCGTTCTCCAGCACATCCCGGGAGAAGAGATCAGCGGGATCGCCCAGGAGATCGACCGGGTGCTTTCCCAAGGCGGGATCCTTGCACTATTTGAAAATACAACACCTGCCCTCGGCAATAAACCGCATGTTTGGTCTAGAAGCCCGGCAGATTATGCAGCCCTTTTCCCGGGGTTCCTGGCCCTAACCATCAAACCTATCCCAGGGATCGATGGGTCAACCGAATCCCATTCGCTCATGATTTTCCAGAAGAGGGGAAGCCAATGCTAAAGGGATATGAAGATAAAGAGCTTCGGATCTATCAACATAAAGGGGGGAAGGTTGAGCCGATCCCCGAGGGGATGCACTTCGAAATTGCCTGGAAGATCCACGGGAGGCGGATCTTGAGGAAGCTTTTGAGGGAGGCGGAGCGGGAAGGGAAACCATATGAAAGAAAAGGGAATCTCATAAGGCTTGCGAGCGGGGAAGTTTACCGAATTGCAGATGATGGCTCCTGGCGCAGGGAGCGGCCTGAGGCTTTCACGCTTCAGGAGCCGACAGGGGATGGATAATGGTTCTAATTATCAGCACTTTCGGGCCCATGAATCAGTACCGGGATAAGGAAATGATGAAGAAAACCCTCAACGGATTCCTCCGGTCGCTCGATCGGCAGACATCGAATGATTTCCGGTGTTTCATCGCCTGCCATAACATTCCAGATTGGGTGCCAGAATACCCATGGCTCGAATGGTGTTCGGTCATGATAGATAAAGAATGCTCTTTGACTCCGGAATGGGTTGAGCTTCCCAAAGATGCCATCGACCCCGGAAAACAAGAGATCAAGCCATTCGACTGCCCCATGACCGATATGAGCCGTAAAACCTATCACGCCGCGATCTGCGCCGGCCGGTGGGCATACAGGCAGGGTTTTCGATCGGCGTGGATGCTCCGGGTCGATAGCGATGATTTGCTCGCCAAGGACCTGGTAGAGCAGATCCTCGAGGCCGACCGAAGCGGATATGAGGCTATATTTTCCCGCCTGGCCTACATGGTCGATATGCAGAGCGGCGAGGTCGGCATCCACAAATATCCATATTCTCTCACCGTGAATGCGATCAAAATAATTCTTGATGGCCCGAAAATCGACCGCTGGTTTTACCTCTGCCGGGATCATACGAAATTTGCAAGCGACGTGGCGCGTGATCACATCCGGGCACTCGAGCTGCCCTGGCTTCTCTGCATAGCGACGAATAGCGGAAACCACATCTCTGGGAGGCCGAGGATCGAAGATCATCCACACACAAAGAAAATAATTTTGAGAAATTACCTCGTCGATCTATATGGGCTCGACTGGCTGATGGAGATGTAAAATGGATCTAAGGCTTTACGAGAAATATCTCGCCGAAATACGAATGATCGCAAATAAAAACAAGCAGATCGCATGCCATGCGACCTTAGACCAATCCTTTCATGCAGCCCTAATCGCCAACCCAAATCTCATCATGGAGCTTGGAACAGGCGCCAAAGGATTAAGAACGCAGGCTATGTGCCGAGCCGCGGCACTCTGTGATGCATGGCTGGTGAGCGTGGATATTAAAGATTGTCTTGGCTGCGGAAATGCTTGGTATGGCAAATGGATCTTCATTCAAGCCGAGGCGCGGGAATTCGGGAGAATATGGCCCCAGTGGGCAGGTAGGAAATTCGGCGAATCGCGGGAAATTGATGTGTTATTCGTGGACCTCGATGAGCTCTATGAAACCACGCTCGAGACCTGGCAAATTTGGAACCCTTATCTGGCCCCGAAAGCTACGCTCATGTTCAGGTGCACAAACCTGCAGAAAAAACTTTACTATCCAGATGGAACTTCGACGATGCTCGGCTGGGATAACAAGCGGGGAGTGATCAGGGTCTTAGAGGACGCGCTGGGGCTCAAGTTCGATGAGACCAGGGAATACACCGGGGAGCAGAACGGATGGGCGATAAAACATTATCCGTGGGGCGGGGGCCTCAGCATTCTGAAGAGGATATGATTCCGCTTTTCTGGCCGCCAGAGATAGACATGGATAGGCTCAAATTGGAGCTCTTCGATCCGGATCAAGGAACGTTCCAGGGCCGATGGTGGGGGCAGGGGCCCAAGGTCAATATGTTCGAGAAGGAATTCGGCGAGAGATTCGGCTTCAAGCACAGCGTCATGACGAATAGCGGCACCATGGCCCTCTGGATAGCCTATGTCCTGGCGGGAATAGGAAAAGGGGATGAGGTGATTGTTCCCGTGCTCACCTGCACGGCAACATGCCATCCGCTTCTCTGGCTTGGAGCGAAGATCATCTTCGCCGATATCGATCCAGAGACGCTAACTCTTGACCCATCTGATTTCGAATCTCGGATCACGGAAAAGACGAAAGCCGTGGTGCCGGTCCACCTCGGGGGTCTCGTCGCCCATGCGGAAGAGATAAAAAACATAGCCCGCCGGGCGGGAAAGATTAGGATCATCGAAGATGCCTGCCAGGCCCTCGGGGCAAAAAGTGTGGGTTATGGCGATTTTACCTGCTTCTCCTTCCAGGCGATCAAAGCCCTGACCACGGAAGACGGTGGGATGCTGGTAACCAGATGTAAGCGGGATTACTCCAGGGCGAAGAGGCTTAGATGGTTTGCCATCGACCGGGAGGCAAAATCCCGGGCCGGATGGCAGGCATGGACGAGGCGAGGGATAACCTTCGAGCAGGAAGAGCCTGGTCTCAAAGCCCAGCCCACGGACATCGATGCCTCCGTAGGGTTTGCCAGCATGAGTCGGTTCGGCCCCAACCAGGCGCACCGCGCGAGGATCGCCCAAATCTACCGGCAAGAGCTCGGAAACCTGCGGGCGGTAAAGCTACTGAGGGAAGGGGATACTTCGAACTGGCTCTTCATGGTCAAGGTCGAGGATAGAGATGATTTTGCCCGATTCCTATGGAAAAACGGGATTGAAACGAATGTGGCCCATTTGCGGAATGACATTTTTAAGGTTTTCGGGGGCCGGAGGCTCGATCTCCCAGGGATGCGGCAGGTTGAGAAGAAATATATTTGCCTGCCAATCAATACGAAAATGTCCGAATCGGATGCCTACTACATCGCAGGAGCAATAATCAATTGGCATCTCAAGAGGTTCCCGGATTCTTAGATATTTGGCTATGGTGGATATAATCATCACAACCTGGAATCGGGTCGATCTTCTTCGCCGAACGCTCGAATCTCTATGGGCAAGGGCAAAAGATGGGCTTCCTTATAGGCTTTGGATCCACGACGACTGCTCGGAGGATGAGACTCCTCGCTACCTTCAGGGCCTTAAGGATAGATCGATTGCCTATATCGCCCTATCGAAGAAGAGGGCGGGGGTCGTGGCGGGATTCAATATGCTGTGGAACATGGTGGATTACTATGATTCTTTCTGGGAGGAGATGCCTTATCTCTGCTATCTGCAGGACGATGTAGAGTTCGAGGAGGATAATTGGCTCACTACATTGATCAGGGCTTACGAGGAACTTAGCGAGAAGGAATCGATAGGATTCTTCACTGGATACAACGCGCCGGAGCATCCGGTCGACTCCTGGCTCAATTGGGGAGAGAGGAGGGTTTTCCTCAAATTTTCGACTACGGCGACTAATCTTGTAGGGACAAAGGCTTTCTGGAGATCTATCGGGTGGATTCCGAGGCTCAATCCCGACGGATCGGAGCGAGGCTTTCCGCACAAAAACAGGGGAAGCCACATCGATGTTTACCTCACGGGATGCGCTAGCGGAAGCAGGTTCGCTGCCAAGGCAACTGCTCCGAATTCCAGCTACCTACAGGGGAAAAAGGTCCTGGTCGTGCCAGATCTTATCAGGCACAACGGGGCGCCGGAAATAAGATCGACGTGGAGGCGGAGAAATTGAAGGCCATAGCATATTTTGCCAATGGAATCGGGAACTTAATCATGATGATGCCGGCGCTCCAGGCCATAGCATCCCTTACCGAAACCGGAAAGATCGATGTCTGCCTGGGGGACTGGCAAGATAGCCGGAAGCCCGCAATCATGGAAATCCTTAAGGCCTGGGATGTGGTTGATCGCATCATCGAGTGGCCCCGGGATGGGGTCGATCCGAGGATCTATCAGCTCTGGTTCTACTCTCCGCATGGGGCAGGATGCGATGTCGTTAATCTTTTCCGATCGAGGATGAACTATAGGCCGGTTCCCAGGCCGGCATGGAAGGAGAGCCTTATCCATGAAGTCGATCATTACATGGAGATTGCCTATTCGATGGGTTACATGGGGCCGATGCCGGAAGTTCGCTTTCCCTTGCCCGAGGGGGGGCCGTCGCTTGGCAATCTGCCGAGGCCGAGGATCGTTCTCTGCAACGGCTATTTCAGGGTCGCTACGGGTTATTGGGATAAAAAAGGATGGCCCCATTTTAGGGCCTATATTCGCGCTGCGAGGGGGTTTTTCCGAGGGTCAATGGTTGGCATAGGCGCAGAAGGAGAATGGGCCGAAAACGAGGCTCTGGACGCGAATTTTGCGGGCAAACTTTCGATACTCGAGACGGCGAAGGTCATAAGCCAGGCCGACCTCGTTGTTTCGACCGATACGGGCAATATGCACATCGCCGACATTCTGGGCGTTCCATTGATTGCCCTTTTCGGACCAACGCTTGTATCGAAGAACGGCCCAAGGAATCGGAGGGCCGTGGTTCTCGCATCGGGCGCCGAATGCGCTCCGTGCCAGGATACGGCCCGCTTCATGGGATGCCGCGATTACGTCTGTATGCGGTCGATCACGGTAGGGGATGTCATGGCTGTGACAAGGGGGCTGCTCAACAGCTCCAATTATAAATATGGAGATATAAGGAGAAAAGAAAATGGCACTGACGGATGGAGCGAAAAATTACATGCTGGGGCAGTTCGGAACGAACAAAGCCCTGTATCTCTCCCTGCACACTAACGACCCGGGATCGAACGGAGACAATGAAGTGAGTGGGGGGAGCCCGGCCTACGCCAGAAAATCGGTAACCTGGAATACGCCCTCGGGAGGGGCTATGACGGCGTCGAATCAGCCGGTCTTTGATGTGCCCGGGGGGACCACGGTCAAGTATGTGGGGATATGGGATGCCCAATCGGGCGGAAATTTCATGGGATCGGCAGACGTGACCGACGAGACATTCGCCAATCAGGGAACCTATACCGTAACGAGCGCTCAGATCGACCTGAACGCATAAAAGGCATTAAATGGCAACGAGAATCTATCTGCCCTCTAGTGGCAATCCGCCTGTAACGCCTTCGACCTGGAACTTTCCGAACCAGATCAATCCGCTTACTTTCGCGGGCGTTACGACCAGGATTGGTTCGGCCCTAACGACAAAAACCGAAGCGACGGGCACTGTAAGCCCGACTTTTCGGGCGATGCTCCGCTACGTGATCGGTCCTCTCGCTGCTCAGAGTATCTCAGGCACGGTCAACCTGGTTATGCGGGCCTACGAGAGCAATACGGGGGCGAATGCCACTATGGCGATAGCAGTGAAAATAATCAAACCCGACGGTTCGGATCGTGCCGTGCTCCTTGGCTATATCGCCTCGGATTCGGCCACCAGTCCCTATGAATTTACAACCACGCTTTCGAGCCGTCGGGCCTACGATGCCTCCGAGACAAGGCCAATACCTCTGACTTCACAATCGGCTCAGGCCGGAGACTACCTCGTTATCGAGATAGGTTTTAGATCCGCGACCACCACGAACCGAAACATTCAGTTGCGATATGGCGACGCGGCAAGTTCTGACCTGGCAGATGGGGAAGGAGAAACTAACGACTTCAACCCCTGGTGTGAATTTTCCCAGAACATAGCCTGGTATGAGCAGAAGTCCGGAAGCTTTACCCTATCCAGCCCGAGCAAGGCAAGCTCGGCAGCGAAAAAGGGTGCAAAAGCTTCTGTGACGCAATCGATCGCCATCGGGAGCATGGTTCTTGGGCTTCTCGGCGCCTTCGGGGGAATGTCTCTTACCGCACCGGCGAGTTTTGCCGCCACGGGCGTAAAATATGAGGCCGGCGAGGAGCATTACGGATCGTTTGCGATTTCATCCGGATCGCCCGCTGCCGCCATCGAGGGCCTGAAGGGAGCAAAGGAGGGGTTGCTTCTTGAGGCAGGGACAGCAGAAGCATCTGCCGGCATAAAATCGGTCAAGGCGACGGCATCCGTGGCCTCTCATGCGGCGGCGACTGCGATTGCGACTAAATGGACTTCCGGTTCCGCAGAAACGACCGCCACTGCCAGCCTCGCATATCAGGGAAGAAAGCAATCAGGTTCCGAATTTTCAGTCAGCGAGCCATCTCCGGATTTAGACGCAGCAGCCAAGAAAAACGGCAGCGCAGGGGCTCAGGTAGCCGAGGCCGCAACCTTCGAAAGCCTAGGAGTCAAAGGGGCCAGAGGCCAGCCGGGCATTGCGGAGCCAGGCTCCGCTCAAGTCGATGGCCAAAAATTAGCGGCAGGAGCAGGCCTGTTCGAAGCCGGCCCGGGGATTCAGGCCGCGGCTGTCACAGGCAAATCCGCCGAAGTATCTGCCACTTCTGGCGTTCAGTTCGATGCCCAGGCAAAGAAGCAGAGCCTAATTTTCGTTTCGGTAGCCTCTGGGGCACCATCCGCCCAAGCCGAAGGGCAAAAGGTAGCATCTCATGGATTTTCGGTAGCGGAGGTTTGCTCTCTCAGCTTAGGAGCCAAGAAGCAGGCCCGAAGCGACACTCTGGATCTGAGGATCGGCTGTTCGGTCAGCGCGACCGGAACATCGGCAGAAGCCAGAGGCGGCTCGCTCAGCATTTCGGAGGAGGTCCAAGCAGAAGCAGGAGGCATCAAGGCTTCTGGCGAAACGGCGCAGTTCGAATGCGCCGAAGCGGCCTCCGCATCTGGCAGAAAAGCAGCAGATTCTGAGATTGCGGCTTCGGCAGAGGTGGGGAGCCAAATCTTCGGCCAAAAGAGGGCCCGCGGGGAAAGCTGCATTGCCGCAGGCGAGGCAGTCTCCTTTACCGGAGCTCCGTCTTTCGAATTCTACGCTGGGAGCCTTACGCTTGCCGCTCAGGCCGCTTTCTCGGCCGCAGGCAAGGCAAGCGTTCTAAAAGATGTTAGCAGAAGAGATTTATTAGCCGCCTGGGCCGATGAAGAAGGCAAATTCCTGGTTTCTCGTCATAACCGCCCGCTCGTAGGCCGCATCCACTCGGTTGGGCTCGTGGCAAAGGAGGAATGAAATGGCAGTGATCACTCTAACCGATGTCAAAGATGAACTCGAAATCCCGGCATCCGAGACAAGTTTCGACAGCCGCCTGGATCTTTTGATCGAAGATGTGATCGCGGCAGCCGAGAGCGAGATGCAAGCGAAGATCGAACCCGTGATCGACGAGGTCGTTTATCTCGATGGTGGGGTAAGCAGGCTTTATCTTCCCCATCTGAATGTGGGGAACATAACTATATGGTCGGATTATGATGAAGAATGGGATGAGGCATCCCTAGTTGATGAGGAAGATTACTCTATCGATTCCGCCAGGGGCCTGGTGACGATGAAGGATGGAATGAAGTTTGCACCTGGCCTCAAGACGGTCAAGGTGAAATATGATGGCGGCTATACGGCCCCCTCGCTTCCGAAGGATCTCAAGCGAGCACTTATCCGGCAGATCGTTTACCTCTGGAGGCGGAGGAAGGATATTGGCCTCTCTTCCGTGACCTACCCGGATGGGAGCGTATCGAAATATGCGGTCGGTGAATGGCTTCCCGAGGTTAAGAGCGTGCTTGATAGATATGGGAGGATATTTTTTTGATCCGCATCGGCTCAGAAATAAAAATTGAAAAAAACAAAATGGCCCGGATCACCCCGTCTGCCCTCGATGCCGCCCGGCTTGCAATGGCCAGGGTTGGCACATTCACGGCCAGCTATCTCCGGAATGAAAGATTCACTGGAGGAACCACCGACTCAAAGCTGGCGGTAAGAACCGGAAGGCTTAGGGCTTCGGTTAGGCCGGATAATATCAAGGTGGAACCCGATTCAGTAGAAGCGGGGGTGAGTTTTGGGACCATCTATGCGCGGGTCCATGTGGGGCCGAGAGGACAGGTCACGACGATCCGCCCGAAGCGAGCTAAGATGCTCGCAATCCCACTTGCCGCCGCGATGACCGCCGCCGGCGTTTCGAAGGGAACCCCGCGCAGGGGGCCGTGGGGGGAAACATTCATCCGTGCATTAAAGAATCCTGGGGGGAAAGGGCAGGCGATCATATTCGGAAAGCAGGAGATAACTAAAGGGCCGAGAGCAGGGAAGCTAAGGGCCAAGATCGTGCCGCTTTTTATACTCATGCGGTCAGTTGAGATAAAGGCGAGGATCCATCCCGAAGAGATCCTCGATTACATGGAGCCGAGAATGCGGAAAGAACTTCTCTCGCAGGGGATAAAGGTGGTTTAGGAGATTTTCGATGGCTAATCCGGTAAAAACTCTTTTTCTCAGGTCAATCAAAGAAGCGATCGCGGAGATTTCATCTATTAAGACGGTTATCAGGAACCCAACCAAGCCCATTGATCGCGAAACCGTGCCGTTTCCAGTCTGTTTTATATTCGATGGCGCGGAGGAGAATGAGGATCGAAACCTGATCAATCTAAAGACCTTCGAGCTGCATATCGAAGTCTGGGTTTGCGACCCGAACGGGGATGAAGCCATATCCGATGCCGCCGAATCTATACAGTCTGAGATTATAGGGAAGATTACCGATAACCCCGATCTTTACAAATACGGGCTGAACCTAAAGGAGCTCGGAGCGAACAAGTTTTTTGCAGGGGAAGACCTCGGGGGCATCATTATGCGATTCAAGGCGCAGTATGCCCATAAGCGCGGAGATCCTACCGATCCTGCGCGGGGAAAATGAATGGAAGCACAGTTCTTAATTTTTTGCCTTCCCGGAGTTCTGGCCGACCCGGGAAGCTGAGAGAGGCCAAAAATAACGCTAAAGGAGGGAAGAGGTAAAGATGGACACTGCACACAACACAAGCCTTTATTCGCTCGGCAAAGGGGTCCTGAGCTTCGACCGATTCGATGAGGATGGACTGCCGACTGGGATGCGGGATCTCGGAAACTGCCCGGTCTTTAACCTAACCATTGAAGTCGAGACATTGGAGCACTACTCGTCAAGAGAAGGAGCGAAGACGCTCGATAAAGAAGTCACGATGATCAAGCGGCTGAAAGGCAATTTCACCCTGGATGAGTATGATAAGGAGAATCTCAAAATGTTCCTGCTCGGCTCCATGGATGGCTATTACGTTAGACCGCTCACCGTTTCCGAGATCAGGGGCGAGCTCTATTTCAAGGGCACCAACGAAGTGGGGCCGAAGTGGAGCGTCCACATCTGGGATGCGAAAATCAAACCCACCGGCAATCTGAGCTTCATCGCCGAGGATGATTGGGGGAAAATGGAGTTCGAGTTCACGGCCCAGAGCGACGAGACGAATCATCCCGATGAGCCCTACGCAAGAATCGGAGTGCTCGGCGACTCGTAAGATCGGAGGAGATCATGGAGGCATCCGAGATTGACATCCTTTTCCCGGAAATCGAGGTCGAAGGGGTCAAACTTAGGCCCTGGTCTCTCGGCCAGGTGGCCGACTTGGCCCCTTCATTTATGGCAATAGTCAAGGCACTTAGGGATTCCGGGATCGCCTTCTCGGAGATCGAGGCGCGGATGGAGGAGTTCGTTCTTGTCATTTCTCCTCATGCGCCGAAGATCATCTCGATCACGGCTAAAATTCCAGAGGCTGAGGTCAGGGAATGGCCGCTTGCCAAGGCGACAGTTGTGACTATGGCCATTCTCAATCAGAATGTAGAGCACCTAAAAAACTCTTTTGGCCTGGTTCGGGCCGCGGCTCCGAAGACAGAAGCGACCTGATCCAGGCCATAGAGTTTCTGATCAGCCGGGGACATAAAAAGCATGAATTGCTCCATGAATACACAATCGATGAAATTTATGCTTTCGTTAAGGCGGCAGATAAAAATATCCGTGCCGAAGAGTTAAGATGGGCAGTATCAATGAGGGCCGCTTTCTTGGCGGACATAAGGGAATGGAGGAGATATATCAGGACCCTCTCGCCTCCTGAGCCAGTGAAAGTTACGAGCAAAGCCCAAATAGAAGAATTAAAGAGGATACTTCATGGCGGAGCAAGAAATCGCAAGGCTGGTCATAAGGCTAAGAGCTGAAACAGCAGAGCTCAACAAAAATCTTCAGGGAGCAAAAGATCAGCTAAATTCTTTTTTCAGTTCCATAAAAGCCATTGGTGCCGGCATCGGTCTTACCTGGGGAATTGCTGAGCTGGTGAGAGAGATGAAAAGCCTTGTCAGCGCAGGAATTCAATATAATTCGACAGTCGAGCAGCAGATACTCGGAATCGGATCTTTGATTGCGGCCACCGGAGATGTGCTTGACGCCGAAGGGCGCCGCCTCGCAGGGATGGAAAAAATTAATGCGGCCATGGAGATCTCAAGAGGGCTTTATGAGCAGCTCCGCCTGGCGGCAATCAAGACGACCGGCACAACTCAAGAGCTCATCGATGTTTTTCAATCCATGCTTGCGCCAGGGAGGGAAGCCGGCCTTGCGCTCGAGCAGATGGTCAAGCTATCGACAATGGTAGTGCAGGCCATGAAAGCAATGCAGCTTCCTTTGATCCAGGCGCGAGTGGAATTGAGAGGGCTTCTTACTGGTGAAGAGAATGTCCGCATGGACATCATGAAGCGGCTCGGTATAGAAGGCGAAGTCGTTAAAAAGATGATCGAAGAGGGCAAGCTATATGATTATCTGGAGGAAAAGCTCAAGATATTCGATATCGCCGGCGAAAAGCAAGTGAAGACGTGGGAAGGAATGAAATCCACTCTCAGAGATATCATGGATCAAATCAAGGGAAGGATCGCTCTGCCGCTGTTCGATGACTTGAAAAGAGCGATGGAATATGTCATCGAAAGAATCGGTCTGACCCGGGATGGCACGGGAAAATTATCGGCAGATTTTGAATCTTTCATCGCTAAGGTCCAGGCGGCTTACACGGTCTTATCGAAGGCTTTCGAGGCTTTTCTTCCCCTCATTGATACCGCCGGTTCGGCGGCATCCGCAATGATTAAAGCAATTGCGGGAGGTCTGCTCTCTGTAGTTACTGGGCTAACAACCATATGGTATATGGCGGTTAAGATTTCCGAAGGCATTGCGGCGCTTTTTTCGGCGGCTTTTGGCAACATTATCCCGTTTTTCAAAAATTGGCAGAAGGAGGCAAAAGCAATATCGGATCGCGTTGAAGCTGCATTGATCCAGCAGGCCGAATCCCTGCGGGTTGTGCTCGGCCTGCAGGAAAAAATCACAAAAGAGCAAGACAAGCAGATAAAAAAGCCAACCGCCCCCCCACAAAAACCTGGCCCTTCCCCAGAGGAACTCAAAAAAGAAGAGAAAGCCTATGATGATCTGACTAAAAAAACCAAAGAATACGAGGTCAAGCTCCTCGAATTAGAAGATCCAATTCAAGCTGACCGGCTGGCTCTGGAAAATTTCATTGCCGAAAAAACCAAGGATGTAATTAAAACTGCCCGATTGATCGAGGCAACCGTTGACCTTCGAATGGCTCTGGAAAAATACCAGCAGCAGTTAGAAAAGAAGAAGGCCGAGGAATCATATAAAAAAGCTCTTGATAATATAACTGGAAAATTTGATGAGCTAAATCTCGAGATGCTTCAGCTCATTGATCCCTTGGCGGCAGAACAATGGGAATTCGAGCTATTGGTCAAAAGGCTAACAGCTGGGGGCAAAGAGGCTGGAAATCTTTCGGCGGCCATCGAAGATTTAAGGAAAGCCTTCTTCGATTTAAAAAATGAACAGAGACGGCAAGCTGAGGAGCAGGCAAATATTGAGGCAAATCTGCGGGTAACTTTAGCCAATATCGAAAATTCGATCACTCGCCTAAATCTTTCTTACCGGAAAGGGGAAATAGGCCTCGAATCCTATTTCTCAAACCTCATCGGCTATACTCAGGAAAGTGCGGAAGCTGAAATCTATGCCTTAAAAAAGCGATTGGAGGCTGCTAAAACCGAAGAAGAACGGATCAAACTCAGAGCTGAAATTTCTCAAAGGATAATTGAACTTGAGCGTAAATTACTCGAGATAGGCCGGGATAGAGCGGAGGAGGAAAAGAAGAGAGCGCAGCAGGCAGTTTCGCTTCGCGAACTTGAGATCAACCAAAAACTAGTAGAAATTGAAGATAGGCGGAAGCGCGCGATAGGATCGAACGCGGACCTGATTATAGAGGAAATAGAGCTGCAGAAGCAGCGGCTAAAACTCTACCAGGACCTTCTTTCATACATCGATAGGCTTTCAGATCCTCAGGGATATATTTCCGTCCAATCATCGATTGCCGAGATCAATCGGCGAATTATGGAGCTCAATTACAACCTCGGAGAGCTCACCGGGCCGGTCTTGGAGGGGTTGGAACAGGGATGGAAAGAATATTTCTTCGAGCTTCGGAGCCAGTTTCAAGGAAGCAAAGAGGCGATGAAGGCTATCCTTGGCGAAATGCGGAATACTTTCAAATCCATCTTTATTGATGCAGTTAAAGGAGATCTTAAAAATTGGCAGGACTATTTCCGGAAGATCGGCGATGCGATCCTCGATGCAATGGGCAATCTCGTCGCCGATATGGTCATGACCTGGTTAAAAGGCATGATGCAGATGAAGTCCGGTTCGAATTTTTTGCTGGATCTTTTCAAACAGGTAGGATCATGGATAGGCGGAATATTCGGAACGGGTGCGGGCGCGGGTGCTGCGGCTCCAGCCGGGGGGCAGCAAGGAGGCCTGATAACGGCTGGTTCGGGCCTTCGCGATGATGTTCCTATTCTGGCAATGAAGGGCGAATATGTGCAGCCACGGGAAGCCGTTAGATATTATGGAGCGGGGGTAATGGAGGCGCTGCGGCAGAAGCTAATCCCGAAAGAATTTTTTAATTGGCCGAGAACGCTCATGGCCTACCAAACATTTCAGGCTGGCGGGCCGATTGGAGGGGGACAAAGCATTGCCGTAAATGTGCCAGTAAATGTCCGGGACCCGCGGTTTGCATCGCGGATGCGGGAATCCATTGAGGAGACTGTAGTTCGGGTCTTAAAGGAGTTTTCGCGCTGATGAAAATGTCGCTTGGAGATTATGAATTTAATTGGCCTCCAGATAGATGGTCGATCCCGAAGAGCGAGAAATATTCTGGCCGGGTTCTCACCTATGACTCGGCAGCCTTTTTCTCATTTGGCACATCCATTGCCGGAAAAGAGATCTTGCTCGAATGGGATATTATGGAGGCCGAGCAGTTTGAGGAGCTGGAAAATCTCTATCTTGACGATGAATCTAAAACTTGGGACCCGGGGAACGGATGGATTTATACGGTTGAAATCATATCGCTCGAGGGATCCTATGGCGATGTCGTGGGATATGATATGCCATATAGATTTAACGTGCGAATGCTTCTGATGATAACGGAAGCGACTATGCAATCATGAAGGGAACAAGCAAGGATGGCATTAACGCTTGACGCCACATTAGCTTCAAGCCAGGAACTTTTAAGCCGGCATCCAATAGTCGAGATTATATCGAGTCAATTCATTGATGATATTCCATTCGATGGCTCATTTTTAACTTCAGAGACGAGAGATGAGAAGCGGCCCAATGCCATCATGCATAGCTCGGGGAGAATATTTCTTGCTTATATTTTTGACTCCGGGCAGGGTTTCTCTGATACCAGACCTAATTCGATCAAGTTTGCTTATACGGATACGGAGCGCAGGGCCTTATCGTTCAGCACCTATCAGCTCGAAAGCGGATGGGGCCCGATACTCGATCTATCCTTATGCGAGCTCGCAAATGGCAATATCGGGATCATTTTTATAACCACCTACCTCTCATATCGAAAACTTATGTATCTGATCGTGGACCAAGAGGCCAATGTGATCAAAGGTGCCACTCAGATCGCCCAGCATACGACAAGCGATGAAATAATCGACATGCCTTGGGTAGCCCGGGCCGGCAATGGGAACTACGTTCTCGTTTATCGCTGGTATGATCTCGATCCGATAACTCATTCGCTACTCATGAGGACATCATCGGATTTCCAATCATGGTCCTCGGCATCGGCAATAACGCTTTCTGGTCTCGATCCGACTTATCCGAAATATAACCCTTCTCTGATCAGGCTGACAAATAACGACCTCTGGCTCTGGTTCGAATATCGAGAGGATGTAAGGGCGGGCGCCGAATTAACGAATATTTATTATGTCGTATCTTCGGATCATGGGGCCACCTGGTCGGCCCCCACCAAAATTACGAATTATGATACCTTCTCCCCGGTCGCAAAGCATCCCGTCGCCGTGCAAAAATTCTCGGATCAGATGCACCTCATCTTTGACGAGTTGAGGGCCGCGCTTCATATCGATAAAGATACCCCCAGTATATGCGCTTCGGAATTTCATCCCAGCTCCATAGGCTATGATGCGGTAAATGGCAAGCTCTATGCCCTCGGCATCTACTGTGGCTCCGGCTATAAATACCTTCAGTGCGTTATTAAGGTGGATGTCGCGACCTGGCAGATCGAGGACTGCTGGAATTGCTCGACGGTGCCGGCCTTCCCTGCCCCTTATTGTTCTGGAAGCTATCATGTCTGGTATGGAAAGGATCATATAGATGGGCATCTTGTTCCCGTAGGAACAGCTAGCGATCCTTACATTGCTTCCGTATCGCTTTTAGACGGCGAGGCTAATTCGATCAGAGATTTCCATTTTAAATCAAATCCAACTCTTGGGATCACTGCCAATGTTTCTGGAATCAATTTAGAAAGTTCTACATATCTCGGAAAGACTTGGGTTGACGCAGAAAATCAAAGGCTATGGGTGCTCTTTTTTAAAACTTATTACTATTCCTCCAAGATTTTAGTCGGATATATCGATCTTACGGAGAGCGGCCCCATTTATAATTGGAATGAAGTTGTCAATGATTCGGATGTAACCGAAGTGAATACTTATGCCCTTTTTTTCGATGGCGAGCTGATTGTTCTTCCTGATTGGGATTATATTATTGTTTCAATGGGCCATGTATCTAATGGATCTTACTGGGTCGGCCGGCTGAAAGTTTATCATTATTCAACAGGGGCATTAATCAAGGATTTTTATACCTCTGCCAACCCAGGCTTTCCATATCATGGTTTGCGCCGAGTCTGCTTCTATGAGAATAAGATTTATGGAGGCTTTATCTATGATGGCGCAATTGCTGGCGAGGAGGATAAGCGCGGTCTCTGCATTATCAATCTTGCGGATGATACCATCACATATTCGAGGCCAGATTTTGCGAGCGTTGATGATTATAAAATTGGGGCAATATCATCTATGGGTGATGGCAGGCTTATCATGAATTGCTACACCTATGGCATTGCCATTTATGATACGGACGGCGGCACTTGGACGCTTTTTAGTAACGACACTCTGCCCGGACTTACTCCGACTGGCGGGGAGGAATATATGGATCAATGCGCGCCTTATTATGATGCCGAAAGCGGATTGATTTTTGCAGGTCAGGGATCAAACATGGCCGATTGGTCGGGCCTCATCATGTTCTCCGAATATGGATATTTCAGAAGAAGCCAATTCATGATTGGAGCAAATTCTGGGGGGTGGACATTCGGGGACCAAAACCCACTCGTTCAGGGCTACAATGATTATGAACTCATTGCGGCTTTAGATCCAGAGGATCGAACGATCTATGCTTTTTGGACCCACCAGCCTGCCGATGAATATTCGATCAAGTGGGATAAGGAGAATAGCGAATTCAATCTCCACAAATACCTCGTAAAAGGAAAGGAAATCGTTGTTAAAAGAAATATCGCCGGAGACCCAGCATCGCTCAGCTTCGAGGTCTCCCATGGCCATCTTTTCGATCCGAATAATCTATCATCGCTCTGGTCGATCTGTCTTAAGAAATTTCGGAAGATCAATCTCAGATTTGGGGAAAAAATAGATGGGGTGGACTATTGGCAGCAGGCTGGGGTTTTCATAATCCGGGATACGAAGCTTCACTTTGAGCGGGGAACCTATCCAACGATGCAGGTCCTCGCCGAGGATAAAATGTCGCTATGGGAGCTCGCCGAAGTAACGGCGACGCAGTTCTATGAGACGACGCCAAAACTCATTCTCCAGGATATTCTGCAGAGATATGCGAATCTGGGACCTTCGGAATACAACATTCCTGATTTCGACGATTCGATCACGCTCTACCATCAGTGGGTTGAAACTAAGATAAAAGAGATCCTTGAGCAGGTGTGCCACAGGTTCCGCTACTTCCCGAGGATCGATGTAAACGGGGTCGTCACGGCCAGGAAAATTAGCGATGCCAATCCAGTGGATCATACCTATTACGGAAAGAGCTGGCTTCTTTCCTTCACGCCGGACGACAGCTTCTCCGACTACACTAACCGCGTAACCGTGATCGGAGAGGCCAGAGATTACATCGAGGTTCTTTATGCTGAGGAACCGGTCGCAACCCGCACCGGGACTGTGGGCTGGTGGGGGCATAAAAAAACCCTGACGGTCTATTATTCGGAGGATGGGTCAAGGCGTTGCCGCTATCCAAGGCTAGAAGTTATCGAATCGGTGCGATCATTTAATTTCCGCTTGGGCGGCGGGGGAGAATCAATTACATATGTAGATCCAGAGGAAAAATACTGCATCATCACGATTGAAATGCCCAACCTCGTTTTTGTTCTGATTGCAGCAATTGCCGCTCTAATTTCTCTGATGGTTGCCTGCTCCGGCTGCGACAAGGCCTTCTATTGCGGCATTTGCTTTGTGATGCAATCAGGCCTCTTTGGAACCATTCTCAATATCATAGCAAGCGTGGCGAATTATCAGTACAGAATCCATGCCAGGCCGGTTGGAAAGGTAAGGCAATCCTATCAAGCGGCGGCTAACGATGAAGAGCTTCAGACACTTATCGGAACGGTAGTCGAACGCAGGATCACCGATCCGCTCTGCTATTCGGTCGATCACTGCCGGTTCGTCGCCAATTTCGAGCTTTTAATCGCGCAACTCCAGCGCCAAAGAATAAAGTTCACAAAGATCGCCCATTTGCAAGATGAAGAAGGCGATACGATCTCGATCATTCATCCTTATTCGGAGCAAAGGATTTCGGTGTTCATAACCGATATAACTCGACGGTTCATGCTCCCAGCGAATCCAGGATCGGATGAAGGATATTTCCTGGATGACATAGAAGGCTGGAGGCTATGAGGCTATACGGCAAAAAATTTTTGCGGCAAAGGATGGGGGAAGCGAGCGCCCAGAAGCAGGAAACCCGGGATGCAATCCTCTGGGATGTATTGCCTGATCAGAGGCTTTGCCGGGTAAAGATTCAGGGTAGCAACGAGCTCATCGTCGCCCGCTATCCGGAAAACTGGGAGCAAACACCGTTCTGGCTTAAGCCCGGCAATGCCGTCAAGGTGATGCATACGGGCGGGATAAGGGGAAGAATTGAGGTCATCGGCCACGGGCAGCTCGTGCCGACGCCAGTGGCGGGGGATCAATTCCCGACACCTGCAACTGGCAAAAACGCCGTGCTTACGGGCTGCCAGCTTATAGAGGTTCCAGGGCAACCGAGAATGGCTGTCCTTGTGCTTACTGGAACCTACCGGATCAGCGGCACGGTCTATTCACTTGGCGGGATGCTCCTTGGCAATGCCAACTTTATCCTGGGCGACGGGGCAGCGCTGGGAGAAGTCGCTGGGGCCGTAGCCATAAATTCGGCCCCGTCGGCGGGGCTTGCGAGAATAGATCGAATCGCCATGGGCATGGACGGGATAATTGATTATATTGCTGGCACATCAGCATCTTCTCCTACCGCTCCTTCAACGCCAGCCAACCATGTATCTCTTGGAACGGTCCTTGTTCCATCGGGGATTACGGAAATCACTAATAACAACATAAACCGAAGCTGGTCGGAACCCGTGCCCTCCGAGCTTCTTATTACGATTGCGGATGACGATCTTGCCTGGGATGAGGTTTCGACCAATGTCAGGGTCCAGGTATGCGACCAATATAGGAGAGGGATCTCGGGGCCGGCTTCAAGCAATGGCTGGTATATTCAGCTCGAGATTTATTCGGGCAATGGAACGGTTCATTCCAACGAGGAAGGGAATTCAACTACGATCATCGGAGGGCATACAGGCATCTTGAGCTATTATGACTTCACATATACGCGGAACCAGGAGCCGGATGATAACAGCCCCGTCCTCCGCGCCATCGTAAATGTGGGCAATGAGATTGAGGCATACGCGAAGATATTTCTGGGGGATGAATCGGGAAATATCATGAGGGGGTGAAGAATGGAGGAAATATTAAGAGAAATTCTAAAAGAGCTGCAATCGCATGGACGCCTTCTTTATAAGATTAATGAGAATCTAATTGTTATAAGGGCTAAAACTCCATGCGGAGAAAAAGGCGAAAATTCTGAAATAATGCGGAACCTGCAGATTGTGGCCGAAATGTTTAGGAATACCCCTTTTGGCCCTCAAATGGAGGCAGCCTTAAAAAATTATGCGGAGGGGAAGTAAATGGGCAATAACTTTCACACGCCCTGGGAAGATGGAGTAACACGCTGGCAGGCTTCTTCCACGAATCCGCTCTTTGCAGAGCTCGACCGAGGGATCACTTATTTAAAGAATGTGATGGTCCACTGCGACGGGAGAATCTACTATAACCGCGCCACGGGGACGCTCACCTGGACCGGGACCTTAAGGATTCACTTCATAACTGCAGCCGGCCTCTCGGTCGAGAATACGGTGGCCGCAGGATCTGTAACTCTTTCCGATAATCAATTCGCCTACGTGGACCTGAGCGAAACCGATGGGGCGGCCCTGACCGTCTCGGCAGCCACCATTTCGACCGGATCGGCCTCAAACTTCGTGGCCTATAACCGGCTCGTCCTCGGCATAAGAAACGCCGCATCGGACAACTTCTATCCGGTCTGGCTGAAGAACGTCATGGAATCGATCGTGGTGCTTACATCTGGCGCCTCGGTCACGGTTAACTGGGACCTAGGCCATGTGCAGAAGATCACGCTCGCTCATAATGTGAGTTTTACTTTCTCTGGAGGGTATGATGGGCAGAGAATGATCCTTAGGGTTTACCAGGACTCGACCGGCCATTGGATACCTACCTGGCCCGGCTCGATCCGGTATCCTTCGGACATTCCGCAGATCTCGCTTCCCGAGGAGCCGAATCATGGGGCCTATCTCGGATTTATTTTCGATGGGGCCGAAAGCCGATATGATCTTGTTTCCGTAGTCAAGTCCTACGGACAGTATGGGAGCTGATAGCTATGGCGACATGGAGGATAAATAATTCTACTCTGCTTGGAGGCGAGGTTGCTGGACAGTGGCAGCCGAGCCATTCCTACAGCCTTGGGGCCAGGTGCGTCTGCCGCGTGACCTATGGAACGACTGCTGCGAGGGCCTATGTCTATGAATGCACGACCGCGGGCACATCCGGATCGTCCGAGCCGACCTGGCCTACGACTCCCGGCAATACCGTAAACGATGGGGACGTAGTTTGGACCTGCCGGCAATCGAACGACGGCAATTGGAATAATGCCCATCCAATAGCCTGGTATCTTACGGCCTATAACACCAATATCGCCGCAGGGGACACTATTCTCGTGCATTACCAGCATAATGAATATGCGGATCTGGGATCCTACGACTACATAATCCAGGGATCGTCTGTGCTCGGCAACCCGATAAAGCTATATTCAGTTGACAAAGCAGACGACACGGTCAGAGTGGGGGCTGTCATCGGAACGGCAAGTTTATATAACTCTCTCAAGTTTCAGGGTTCCGCTTATAGTTACGGTATATGCTATAAGGCGCCATCCCTTATTCGCCTACCTTATGCTGGGAATGGAAATGCCTCATGGGTAATCGAAGGAAACGGCACGGACGATACTATATACTCACTTTCAACGAGCTCCAAAATACAGATAGGCGGCACCTTAAGCTATACCGGTGTGCTCATTCTGCTCAATGCGGTCATCCGGATAGACAACCTCAATCCCTCCATTGAGCTGAATTATAATGCAAGGATCAAATGGAAGGGCGGCAAATTAAAGTCGACTACGGGACTAACAAAGCTATTTTATACCACAAGCTCTGCATCTATCATCGACTGCTCGGATGTCGATTTTTCGCAAGTCGGGGCAGGGTCAACGCCCACTTCGATAATTTCAGTAAGTGGGGGCGATATTGAGGCCGCTGTCTTCACTCGTTGCAAGCTCCCAACCGATTCAGGATTTACTCCGATCTCGGGGACCTGGGATTTGCCAAGTAAAGGAAAAGTTATTTTCCATCACTGCTCCGGTTCGAACAAAGTCCATAGCCTCTACGAGGCCTCTTACGAAGGGACGGTTCAGCATGAAGAGACAATCATCCGGGACGGAGGAGCAAGCGACGGCGTAACGCCAATCTCATGGAAGATGGCCTCATCGGCCAACACGAAGGAGCCCATTATCGCACTGGAAAGCCCGCCCATAACTGCTTGGGCTGAGGCAGGAGACCAGGAGATCACAATCGAAGGAATCTACGATGGGACCACCAATCTTCAAACGGATGAGGTCTGGATGGATGTCGAATATCCGGCAGATGCATCAACCGGACTCGGAGCCGTAACAACCTCGCGGATAAAACCCTGGGAGACCCCGGTCGATCTCCTCGGCTCCGGGGCTTCTTGGGTCACGACCGGTATGTCGAATCCTAATAAATTTAGGCTCAATCTTTCGATCAGCACGGGCAAAACGGGGCCGGTAACAGCGAGGATCTACCTGGCCAAGCCTTCGACCACGATATACATCGATCCCATGATTCGGTTCAGCAAAGGGGCATCCTGATGGCGAAACAGTTTCTTGTGCCGGGATACGGACAAGTGAACGAGCCAGGAGCCTCGCTCGAGGTCCTGATCCCAGGCTACGGGCAGGTGAATCTATCGGGGGAAGGGGGGAATATAAAGCTCTTCCCCTCCGATGCGGTCTTGACCATTTCAATTTCGAATCCTTCTCTCACTGAGCACGAGGGTGGTGGGCTTAGCTATTCGATGTTTCTCGTGCTCTGATAATGTGTGGAGGTTAATATATGCCATTTCCAGCAGATTTACTTGATCTTATACTCGATGACATAGCCAATAACGGGGATTTGCTCTGCATCTGCTCTTCGCTTCCATCGACCTACAGTGAGGCCACTTCGACCTATAAGCTCGCGGACGAAGCGCTCGTCACGGGCTACAGCTCGTCGGATTACTCGAAGGCTTCCGGGGGCGGGGGCAGCCGGGTGCTCACCGTGGCGGCGCAGACAGACATCCCCTGCGATTCGAGCGGAACCGCCAGCTATGTGGTCATCGTCGATACCGTGGCAGAAGAGATAAAAGCGGCCATTTCACTCCAGACGCCTCAGAGCATGACATCTGGGAGCCTCTACGATCTCGACTCATTTACAATAACTATCGGGGAAAGCTAATGGAAGAGGAGAAAAAGGGGATGTCAAATGACCTGAAAATTACTGTCAGCAGGGAGGAGTTCGTTAAAAAACCGCAGGAAGAAAGGGATTGGATGCTTTTCGGCGCGATCTGTCAGATCAACCAGAATGGATGTAATTGGGCGAAGCAGACAAATTATGTTAAAAAGGCATACGCCATCGCCGCCGCCGCGGGCCTCATCGGCGGGGCGCTGGCCATATTCATGAGGTGGCTCTATTGATGCAGGCGGCTATCCGGAAAGAACAGCTCGAACTAATCGGGGATCTTCGGAATATCCATGTTTCGATTTCAGCCTGCCTCAGCCTGATGAAGACCGGCAAGATAAGCCAGGAGGATGGGATTAGAAAAATAAGAATACAAGTAATTAGGGCCGAGATCATTTGGAGAACCCTGGCTAAAGAGGGAATATAGGCATGGGCTTCGAGAGGGCATTTCGAAAAACCGTTGGCCTTGAGGGAGGGCTGAGCCTCGACCCAAACGATCCCGGCAACTGGACCGGGGGCCGCATCGGAGCAGGCGAGCTGAGGGGGACAAAATATGGCATTTCCGCTGCGAGATTCCCGGATGAGGATATCAAAAATCTGACGCTCGAGCGGGCCAAAGAGCTCTATTATGATCATTATTGGCGGAAGATGAATCTCGATGCCATCGCAAATGAAGCGGTGCAGGAAGAGATCTTCGATATGGGCGTAAATATGGGAATCAATATTGCTGCACTGATTCTTCAGCGGGCCCTCAATTTCCTTGAGCCCGGAAAGCCGGTGACTGAGGATGGAGTAATAGGCCCCGAGACGGCACATTATGCAAACATATGGTGCCGGAAAGATCCCGAAGCACTTTTCCGGGCCCTGAATGGGTTTCAATTTATGCGCTATTTTGAAATCATCAAAAGTGATCCGACCAAAAAAAGATATGCCAGAGGGTGGATGAAACGGATTCAGGATTACAGGAGTGCGGAATAAAGCCTTTATTTAAATCTTTGAGATTCTATTAAAAAAGGGGTGATTTAATGAAAGGAAGCAGAAAAATGGAAAGACGAAGCCAAATTTTCATAATTACTTTGCTCACAATCTTTTTTCTCGGGGGATGCGCCATCTGGGGGCCTTCCCCGGGAACCCATGAAGCGTTTGTCTATAGCTATGAGGAAGTCGCTTTCCACCTGCAGCTCACTAAAGAAATAATCACAAGCCTGCATGGGTCTGGAGATCTGACGGGGGAGAAATATGAAGCTGCCAAATCCGCCTATAACCAAGCAGTTGATATGTTTAAACAGGCGGGAGAAATTTACAAAAAATATTTGACCGCGCCGGATATTCCTACCGCTAAGGGGTTCCGGGCGCAGTATCAAAAACTGATGCTTGAGTTAACGAAAGTCATTTTGGAGATCAATGCCAAAATTAAAGGGGGAGCAGCATGAATTCGACGGAAATAGCAGCCCTGGCGATTGCAGCCATCCAGATTGCAAACATAATCCGGAAAATGGCCCAGGAGAAGGTGGAGGAGGATGAAAACCTGACTCTGGACCAGAAACGAGAACTCATAGCCCGGATTGACGCCGCAATGGCTTCGGTGAGCAAAATTGAATAAGGAGGAAAAATGGAATTCAATCAATTGATTGGCTATTTGGCACCCTTAATTGTTATTTTCATCACTCAGGGATTGAAGGCAGTCATGGCTACTAAGTATGCCCCGCTGCTCGTGGTGCTTCTTGGCGGCCTTTCTGCCCTGCTAAATGTGGGTCCGGCTCCCGGTGGAGAATTCGTGGATGGGGTAGTGAATGCCGGATGGGTATCCGGCCTTGCTACTTTGATCTACGACATTTTCAAGAAAGCTACTGGCGGGAATACTTAACGGAAAAGATTAAATTCCGCCTCCCCTGCATTTATTGAATCAGTTTTAAAGGCTGTCTAGAGAGCGGTATTGCAGAGGCCGAAAAGGGGATCCTTAATTTTTGGACGCGAATATGGAACGGCTGAAGCCGTGCAGTAAGAAAGGGGGATTAAAGGCATAATGTCAGGTGTCCCCTGGACGGACAAAGAGATTGAAATACTTAAAGAAATGGCCCAGAAAGGATTTAGAGTTCAGGATATACAGAAGGTTTTAAAAAGCAGAAGTATAAATGGGATCAGGAATAAGGCCTTACTTTTAAACCTATCCCTCATGGGGGAAAGGCCAGAGATTGATTTTGAGGCTTTTCGCCAAATGATGGCGATTAAAAATTAAGCATTGAATATTATGGCTTCAGCAGGCGCTGAAAATATCATGATAGATAAAAAGGAGGAAAGGAAAACTGAGAATCGCGGTCATTGCCGATGTGCACGTTGGCCATAAAGCCGCAGTCTGGCCGGATGTTTTTAAATACAAAAATGAGGGGAACGAAGAAGAGCAGATTAAATCTTTTAAGTGGCAGAAGGTTATAAGGGAATTCTGGGATGATTTTTGGAACCAGGATGAAGTGAAGGATGCCGAATACGTTGTTAACCTGGCCGAATCTATCGAAGGGAAAAACGACAAAGAATACGGCAAGAACCTGATGACGGTGGACCTGAACCGTCAGGTGGAGGCATTTGCAGAGCTGATCAAGCCTAAATTAAAGGGCAAAAAGTATATCGGCATTTCCGGGAGCAAATACCATGAATCCGGCGACATGGAGTCTGAGGCCTTAATTGCCAAAATCCTCGGAGGAGAATGGCACTACTGCATGGTAAATAAGCGGTTTGGAAGATGGATTATTCAATTTTCACATCAAATTTCGGATTCCTGCCTTTATAAATCAACGGCTCTGGACAGAAACAGCCTTTTCCTTGACGCATCCGAGGGGTCCGGGAAGCTGAATTTCCATATAGATATAATAGCCTGCGGTCATGAGCACTCATTTTTCCTGAACCAAAATGAATCCCGCATATCTTTTATTGCCCCTTGCTGGAAGTGCTGGCATCCCATCCGCAAATATGGAGCTAAAGATTATGCCAGGCGAATGCCTACCATTGGAGGATGTGTGATTGAGCTTGGCAAAACGGCCGCGGTAAAGCTGTATAATTATCCCCTGCCCCATGTTTACGATGCCCTGAGATAGCGTTATGACCTGGATTCTGGCCGCCTTATCCATTGTGGGCGTAGTTTTGAATATTTATAAAAACCCACTCTGCTTCTGGATCTGGGCTTTCACTAATTTTTCCTGGATAATTATAGACTGGCGGGCTAAAATATACGGGCAGGCTTTTCTTTTTGCTGTATATTTCATCCTGGCTATCTGGGGAATAATGGCCTGGTGAGGTTAAGAAAAACACACGAAAGGCACGAAACATTTACAAATTTCGGCAAAGGAGACGTGTATTTCGTGCGTTTTCCGGAAGGTAGATAGGGGAGAGCTCCCACTCACACTATTTATTCCTACTCTTAAAGGCTAAAATATGTGGGGGAAAAAGCAAAAGGCATTCTTCTAAAAACATCAGAAACATCAGATAGGTCAGAAACTTCAGTCCCTAATCCTGATGATACTGACCTTTTTGAAGATACTGATGTTTTTCGGAGCCAGTTTTAGGGAGGGGACGCACTATGAATATACAGACACTCAAGGAGAAAATAGACAAACTTGACCCCCAGGCCCACAAGGCGTTACGGGATTTTCTGACCGCTGAATATAACCGCCTTGCCGGAGAAAGAGGAAATGGAGCAGGTCTCCCCGAAAAAAAAGAAAAAGCCCCGGCACCTCAAAAGTAGATGCAGGGGCTTTGACCCGAGCCGCCCAGCCCGGATGATTAGCCTGGCAGGAACGGGGACGGAGGCACTGCCCCGCCGTTGGCGATCCTGTAGCTTAAATATTCACCCACATAAAGGTTGAACCCGGAGAGCGGTTTTCCGCTTGCCGCCTGATTCCAGGCGTCTTTGGTTGCCTGATCCTCTGCCTGCCAGGCCGCTACCGCTGTGGTGAAGTAGTCTCTAATCTGAAGCTGATTAGCCGTCCTGGGGTTTCCGGGGATGGCATACTGCCTGCTGTAGTTGATCCCCTTCCACTTGGCATAGACCATCGTATCCGCAAAGGCGCCGCTGGCGTCAATGGACATC